CTCCGTAAAGAGTTAGACTTTTCCATCCCTGGTGAGAATAATGTGCAAACTTGTCTCCATCTCGATGCAGTACAGCACGAGAATAAAGATTTTTGGCCTCATTGCTGATAGCGTCTGTTGGTACTTCTAGATTTAATCTGAGCCACGGTAACCGACTCGAGTTCTTGATCCAATCGTCAGTTGGGACGTATCTCAAAAAAGAATCTATCATTTTGTTCATTTACATTCCTAACTAGCAGTTTTCTAAGATCAGTTAATTTTGATTCTAAATCAAGGATGTTACCTAAACTTAAAGTATGCCCAACTACTGCAACCTTATGATTTGCACACCACTCTATATATTCCGGAGGAGCGGCACCACTAATAGGTCTGCCCAATATAAGGTAAATCAATCCGGCTAATTTTTTATAATCATTGGTGTCTTGATCAACTGCGTTATTATCAAAATTACGAAACTTTTCCCAACTAGATCTTCCTAAATTATCAAACCCAATTGATATGTTAGGAGTATCAAATCCAAGAATATTATTTCCAAAAATATTATCAATTTGATATTGATCTTGGGTGTAGTTTTTAAAAGTATATCTGAAACTCGATTCAACTACGTGCAACAACGTGTTTATGTCTCTATACTCGCTGTCCAAGTTGCCTAGATTTCTTAGTAAAACTGGCATCATTGGATATTTAATGCCAGTTAATACCCATTGTCTATGTAACAGATTTAAGTAATCTTGGTCAAGCACATCGCCGGTCCAGTTATCGATCTCAAACGGAATCTTATTGGATTTGTCTGAGATTGTATTAATACACTGTACTAACTTAGTGACTGTGTCAGAACTAAACTTTGATGCACTTAAACTAAAACTATTAGAGTATGTTGAATTGAGAGTTTCAACATAATAAGTTAACAAGCCAGGAGAAGTAGGAGAGAATTTAATTTCGTCTCCGGACTTCTCCCAGACAAGTTTACCAATCATTATTACTTTTGTTGACGGCTACGAATCATTGCCAAGATGTCTTCAGCCTTTTGTGCTGGCTTTGCGGCCGACACTGGTGCCGAAGCGACTGGCGCTTCTTCATCATCAAAGTCGCTGACAGGAGCAGTTACTTTGAGTGCTGGCTTTGCTGGCAATTCGTGAACGTCACCATGACCGTTTACTGTGACTGCAGGGGTGGATCCACCAGCAGGTGCTTGCACACCAGCAGGACGGAAGTATTGACCCCAACGCTCGGTGTCGTATGGCTGACCATCAACACTTGCTTCAAACATCTCTTTGATCACCTTCAACTCAACGTCTGTAGGCTTCTTGGGTAAGAATGTGCTCAAGTCAAACAAACCATGTGCATCAACTGCGGCTTGTTCTGCTTCTGTGAGTGCTGACTCTTTACGTGCCCACTTTGAACCATTGTAGTCAGCAAAGCCGCCTTTGGCACCCTTGCTGATGCGGAAGTCCAGACCACGTACATAGTCTGTTGGCAATTCTTCCAACTCAGGATCCATCAAGGCGCCTTTGATAGTTGTGAAGATTTGTGGACCAATGATGAATCTGCGTATGGGATTCTCTGGTGTTTTGTCATCGCTCAAGGGGTTTTCGCGCACAAAACCTTGGAAGATATAACTGCGTTTCTTCCAGTACTTACGACCCATGTCTTCAAGGCTTTTGTCCTTGAACCAGGTGCGTACTTCTGCCAGGATAGGACATGCCTCACCCCACATTTCCACGCAAGGTACTTGTACCATAACTTGCTTGGATTCCATCTCTCCTTTGACGCCGTTGAAAGGCAAACGAATCATTGCTCGTTCTTGCCAAAAGAAAGTGTTTTTACTGTTACCGTCAGGGAGGAAGCGTAGTGTGGCCGATTGGCCTTCTTCCATATTCCAGTGCGGGTAAATTGAATTGTCACCGCGCTCGGTGGATGATCCACCTTGTTTTGATTCCGCTGCCTGTAGTCTTGCTCGAATTTCTGCTAAAGATGCCATAGTTTTTTCTCCTATAAGTTGCCTATGTATGTTGCCTATCTAAATTACTTAGATCTAATGTTGCCTGTGCCACAAAAGAAAAAGCGCAAACACTCTAGTAGTATATGCGCTTTGTTCTACTGTGTCAAGAGTATTTATCTCATTTGAGCAAAGCCAATGATTTTATTCTTGCCAAAACTGCATCACCTTCTCGGGACTCATAGTAAGAGCCTGTGACAGCGGCATTGTAGTTCATGGGGTCGTCGTGTTTGGGTTTGTCAAAAACGTTTTCATACATGCCACATTCGGCCAGGCCGTGTTCTGGACAATACTCGCCTTCCATGGTCATGTTACAACCAGCACCTTCAGTGGCCACTGGCATGGCTACAGGCGCAATGAGATTTTCGTTTACGCCAAGTTCTTGTGCCAAACGGTCGCTTACCCAGTTGTAAGGATCGCCTGTACGTGCTTTGGCCACACCATAAGGCATTTCACCGTTGTCACTGTAGTAGTCATACAATGCATGATACAGGTCATCATCAAGGTCACCATTGGCTTCGAAGTTTTTAACTTCGTGTTTGAAACGGTTTAGAATGTGTTCAAGTGTTTCGCCTGCTGAGTCCATCAAGCGACTTTCGGCCACTGGCAGTCCGGCCAAGTTACGCAGGCTGTTGATGTCTTCGAATGTGGCCAGGTTGTCACCTTCTGGCATAGCAAATCTTGTATCACCTTTTGCAACACCAATTGTAAACTGTCCGCTGATTGGAGCGTCAAATCTCCAACCTTTACTTATAAACATATCATAGTACGGATTAACTGCCTTATGCATGTTCTCACCTGTAAGCACACCAGGTTGTTTTAAATCAGCAGGATTTAAGCGATCTCCCGCATTTCGATATACGTCCTCTGCCCATTGCTTGTCTCGCTTTTTAAAGATAGTGATTGTACCATCGTCATTATATTTGGAATCAAACGTGCCTTGACCACAATATTGATCTAATGATTTGATTATTTTTTGAGCATACTGGCTGGTTTCTCGAGGATCAATATTACCACCCGGTACATCTTCCGCGATAGGTTGTTGTGGTACAGGGTTAGGTGGTACAGCCGCTGCCACAGGAGCAGTTGCGCCTGTTTCGGGTTCAGCAGGATTGCCTGGTGCTGTGGGCTCGGGCAATTCAACGCCCAGTTCGGCCAGGCGATTCATGACTTCGGTATCGTTCCAGCAGTTGGCTCTGGGATCTTGATCGGCCAGAGCATGTAAACGATCAAACAATTCATCGTCACCCACCAAGTCATACAGTTGTTCTGTTGCGTTGGTAGCATCAGGACCAACAATCAGTTCTTTGGTCATGAGTGTTTTTAACTTGTCCAATTGCTCAGGAGTTTCTGGCAGGGTCCATGTGCCTTCTGCTAGATTGTTAATCCAGTTTTCAAAAATATCTGCTTCTTTCATATCTTGTCCTCTTTGCTGAATCTTGGCCAGCAGTGGTAATGCCGCTTCAATACGGCTGTCTATACTCTGTTCAATGAACAGGGTCTTGATGTTGTCAACAACACCTTCTTGTTCGTTAATGGTGGCTGGATGCCACGATTCGAAATACTTTGCGTAGCCACGGCCTGAGGCCATGTGCTTTAGATTCTCACGTAGGGTTTGATAATAAACCTGTGCTTCTGTCACCAACTCTTGTGTGACACCTTCTAGTATGCGATTTGCACTGGCTCTATTGAAACGGCTCAACACAGCAATTTCGGTTACTGTTTCTGAGATGTGACAACCGCGAATGTCATAGGGCTTGCCACCTTGGCGCACATGTTCCAACATGGCTCTAGCACCTGACAGACTCTTGAAACCCAGTTTGAACTTTTCACCCTCGGCTGTTTCAATAAACATTCGATCAATGTGACGATAACGTGCGTCACCTTCACCTAGTGGTTGACTATGTACAATTTGCAGTCTTGCTTGAGTAGGCTCACCTGCGTAACTGACTTTCCGAGTGCCATAGTAGCCTTCAAACAAGCCCTCTTGTATGGCGGCCATGCCTTGCATGGTGTGCTTGAGTTGGTTGATGTCCGCTATGCTGTGTGTCCAACGATTGCTTGTGGCTTTTTGATTCAGGTGCTGTAGGAAATCAAAGAACTCTGACTTGTCATCACCTTCCATGGTACGTCCTAGATTGTCCCCGTACATGATCTTCATTTCGTTGTCACTATCCAGCACAATAACCATTGTGCCGTAGTTCTTGCCTGCACCAGAGATGTAATCAAAGGTGAATGTTTTGGCATCTTCTGCGTCGGAGGGCCTGCCCATTCGATCCAGCATTTCGGGGT